TAATTACTCAGCAACAATATCAAAATGAAATGGAACTGATTAAGCAAAAGCAATTCGAAGCAACAGAAACAGGAAAGATTGCTACTGAAGCAATAGCTAAAACATCAGAAGCTTTATCTAATAGCATTACAGACCAAATAATGGGAATGGGTGAAGGAATGAAAAGTTTTAAAGATAGCTTAAAGGGAATTGCAAGAGATATAATTGCACAGTTTATAAAGATGCAGATACAAGCAGCCATCACCAAAGCAGCTATGAGTTTCATGGGTGGTGGAGGTGGTGGTAGTATTGCCTCATTTTTTGGAGGAAAAGCAGGGGGTGGTTTTGTTCAATCCAATAAACCTGTCTTAGTAGGAGAACGTGGACCAGAACTATTTGTTCCAAGTACAGCAGGAAATGTAATGACAAATAATCGTAGTAGACAAGCTTCAGGAGGAAGTGGTACAGTAAATCAAACTTTAAACTTTGATGTAGGTGTTGCACAAACAGTAAGAAGTGAAATTTTATCTCTAATGCCAACTATCAAGCAAGAATCAATTACTGCTATGGTAGATGCAAAAGAAAGAGGAGGAAGGGTAGCAGACGTATTTAAATGACAACATTTCCACTAACATTCCCTACAACTATAGCACCTAAAGATACTAATTTTAGAATAACTAGAATAGCAGGTGTAAATGAAAGTATTTATACTGGCGTTCAACAAGTCTATCAATATACAGGAGAATATTGGGAAGTAGATATTCAAATGCCTCCAATGAGGACTGCAACAGCAAGAGCATTTGTTTCATTTCTAGTAAGTTTAAGAGGACAATATGGAAGTTTTTTTGTAGGTGATTTTGATGCTAAAACTGCATTAGGAACATCAGGAACTTCTGCAGGTACTCCTTTAGTAAAAGGGGCTAGTCAAACAGGGAATACTTTACTATGTGATGGAGCACCTAATAGTCAAACAGGTTATTTAAAAGCAGGAGATTACATACAATTAGGAAGTGGAGCGACTCAAAGACTACATATGGTAGTAGCTGATTCTAATTCTGATGGTAGTGGTAATTTTACTTTATCCATAGAACCTGCTTTAAGAACTTCTCCTGCAGATAACTTAGCTATTACAGTTGCAAATACTAAAGGTGTTTTTAGATTAAATGCTAACACTACAGAATGGAACGCAAATGAAGCTTCAACGTATGGCATAGCTTTTTCAGCAAGAGAGGTTATAGATTTATGAGAACAACTTCTTCTGCTTTCCGTGCTGTTGCTCGTTCTAATAAAATTAAAACTGCTATTTTAATAGAGGCTACTTTTTCTTCTGGTAGTGTCAATCTTTGGACTGGATATGGTAATTTAACTTATGAAGGAAAAACATATTTAGGAGCAGGTAATTTATTAGATATTAGTAGTGTGCAAGAAACTTTAGAAACTAGAGCCAATGGTTTTAGTGTAAGTTTAAATGGATTAGACCCCTCATTATTAGCTATAGCTTTAGCAGAGCCTTATACTGGTAGACCTTTTAATGCAAAACTAGCTTTTTTTGCACCAGACCCAGACCAAGAAACTACCTTTAAAGTAAGAGTAGAATCAACATCAGGGGGTAATAAATACTTCATTGAAGATGAACAGCAAGATACGATAGAATTAAAGTATGGTAATAAATATATTTTTGACGTTTCAGATAGTTCCGTAACTGGACACCCTTTTTTACTTTCAACTACAAATGACGGTGCTCATGGAGGAGGTAGTGTATATAGTACAGGGGTAACTTATTTCCTAGATGGAGTAGCTACTAGCGAAACAGATTATAAAAATACAAGTAATTTTAATAATGCAACTTTAAGACAAGTAAAATTTACTGTACCTGCAGAAGGCTCTTTTCCTACTAACTTATATTATTATTGCCATGTTCATTCTGGTATGGGAGGCAGTATTACAGGATATAGTTCTGTAATTGTTTCTGACCCCTATACAATATTTGATGGATTTATGGACATAATGGAATTAAGCGATAGTGGAAACAAAGCAAATATTACTTTACGTTGCGAAAGTCAATTAATATCTTTACAAAAAACAAATATTAGAAGATATACTCCTGAAGATCAAAAAATAGACTTTCCTGATGATTTGGGTTTAGAGTATGTAACATCTATTCAAGATGATGAGGTAGTATGGGGCAGAGGATAAATAATTGGCAAATAGTTTTTCAAAAAGAGATAGAAAAGCCTAGAGCATTTAATAGAGGAAAGACAGACTGCGTTATGTTTGTTCTTGATGTTATCGGCAAATATACAAATAATAAATTAGGGGAAGAATATTTTGGAAAGTATTCTAATCTTTCTCAGGGGTTAAAACTTTTAAAAGATTGGGGTACAAAAGGCAAAACATTAAATGAACATATTATAAGTTTATTTGATAAACAGTTTGAAAGAATTCATATAAATCTAGCAAAAAGAGGAGATATAGTAGGGTTGAATTCTCCTATGGCTTGTAGTTCTAATGGAATAGCAGATAGTGGATTTACTGTTGGTATTATGTGCGAAGGTTTTGGTAGATTTGTAAATTATAAAGGTTATGAAAATATACCTAGAGAAAAATTACAAATGGCTTGGAGTGTATAATGGGTGGTAAGGGAGGACAGTTTGTTCAAGTTGCACTAGCTGCAGCCGTTGGTTATTATACTGGTGGTTGGGTAGGAGCAATCCTTATGGCAGGTGCGACTATTGCCTCAATAAAATTAGCACCAAAACCACAAATACCTGATCAAGAGCCTTTTTCAAACTTAGCTTCTAAAGATAGAAAGCTTTCATTTAGACAAGCTATAACAACTAGAAAGATAGTTTACGGAAGAATAAGGGTAGGTGGTCCGATATTATTCCTAGAGTCTACAGCAGAGGGTAGCACAGAGAATGAATTTCTTCATATGATAGTCGCTGTAGCTTCACATGAAATACAAAGTTTTGATGAGTTTTATATTAATGGAAATAGAGTATTACCAACACAGTTAGATGATTCTGGAAATATAAATGATGGAAACTCACCTTATTATACTGGAAGCAATTCCGAAAATTTTGATGCAAGTAAATCTTTTGCAAGAATACAAACAGCCACAGGAACTAATTCTCAATCTGCCAATTCTACTTTAATCTCTGAATCTGGTGGTCTTTGGACTAGTAATCATAAATTATCTGGAATAGCTTATGTGTATTTAAGATTTAGATTTAATAGAGATATATGGCAAGGAGGAGTGCCTCAGTTTGCCTGTGTTATTAAAGGTAAAAAAATATATGATACTAGAACTGGTGCTACAGCTTATAGTAGAAACCCTGCATTAATTTTAAGAGATTACATGACTACTAATTTTGGCATGAATATGTCTACCACAAAAATAGATACATCTTCAGTTAATACTGCAGCAAATGTATGTGATGAAAGCCAAGCTTTATCAGACGGAGGAACAGAAAATAGATACACAGGAGATGGTATGATAGATACTGGAGTTACTCCTAGACAAAATATAAATGATATTCTTTCAGCTATGTCAGGTCAAATTACCTATTCTAATGGTGTTTTTAAAATGTTTGCAGCTAGTACTGCAACTGCAGTTATTAGTTTAACTGAAGATGATGTAATAGGAGAGTTAAGAACACAAGCTAGACTATCAAGAAAAGAAAATTTTAACTCTATAAAAGGAAAGTTTTTATCTGAAGATACGGATTGGGAAGAAACAGACTATCCTGCATTAAGTCCTGCTAGTTTTATAACAGAAGATAATGGAGAAGTTATTTATAGAGATTTTAATTTACCTTTTACTACTTCTCAAGCTACTGCACAAAGAATTGCTAAAATACAATTATATTTAGCAAGACAACCTTTAACTATTTCAGGCACTTTTAAATGTAGTGCTTTTGCTTTAAATAATAATGATTTAGTAAAAATAACTAATAGCAGATATGGGTGGGACGAGAAAGTTTTTAGAGTTCATTCTTGGGGATTTAGTAATAATTCTAGTGGAGTAGGGGTTACTATGAATTTAATAGAGTATTCAGATAGTGCTTACTCGTGGTCTACTACAGAAGAACAAGCTTTAACAGATTCTCCTAATACTATTTTACCTAATGCTTTTTCTATATCACCTCCAACTAATATACAAGCAATAGAAAATTTAGTTATAGCAAGAGATAATTCTAGATTAGCTTCTAGTTTGGATATAAGCTTTACTGGTTCATTAGATGCTAGGGCAGTTACTAATGAGATACAATACAAATTAACTACTTCATCTACTTATATATCAGCAGGAACAAGCCCCTCTACAGAAACATCTGTATTAGATTTAACAGCAGGAGTCTATGATGTAAGAGTAAGGGCTATTAGTTCATTAGGTATGACTTCAGAGTTTACTTCTACTTCTGTTTCTTTATCTGGATTATCAGCTATACCTGCAAATATGACAGGCTTAAATTCAATGCCTACAGCAGGTCTTAATTTTATGAGTTGGAATAAATCTACAGATTTAGATGTTACTTTAGGAGGAGGTGTAGAAGTAAGATTTAGCCCTGCTACTACTGGAGCAACTTGGAACAATTCAACATTAGTAGACGATAAAATAGCAGGAGATTCTACATCAGTTGTAGTTCCATTAAGAGCAGGAACTTATTTAGCAAAATTCTTTGATAGTTCTGGGCATTATTGTAATACAGCATCAACTAGCATAACAACAGGAGCAACAGTATTAGCCTTTGCAAATACTACAACTATAACAGAAAATCCTAATTTTACAGGAACTAAAACGAACTTAACTGTAGATAGTGGCAATTTACAATTAAACTCTTCTACTACTTTAGATCAAGTAACAAATTTTGACAGTATATCTGATTTTAATTTCTTAGGAGGATTAAATACTTCTGGTACTTATATTTTTTCAAATGTAATTACTAAAGGAGAAGTAACTAGAATGAGGTTACAATCTAATGCAACAGTAAATATTTTAAATGTTAATGATTTATTTGATCAAAGATTTGAAAATATAGACACTTGGAATTCTTTTGATGAAACAGGAGATGCTGCAGTTGGTAATTTAAAAACATTTTTTGCAGAGAGTTCAGACGGAGTTTTTGGAAGTATAGATGAGATAACACAAAACATTGACACATGGTCAGATTT